CTAACTTTTTTGGAGCTTTTTTATCGATTCAAGAGCAAGTTTTTTACGATCTGCACTCTTTGTATAAAGAGATGCCATGTTGTCGTCTGTCCATCCAAAAAGTGCTTTCAATTGTGAAACTGTTGCACCGGAATTAGCGGCGCGTGTTGCTGCTAATTTTCTCAAACCATGTGCTGATTTTTTTATACCCGCTTCATTGCATGCTTTGTAAAATAAAACCCCGAAGCTTTCTTTGGGTATTTTGTTTCCACGTCTACCACAAATGAATGTTTCATTTCCAATAGGACCAATTTTAAGGGTTTCGGCTAGTTCAGGCAAAATTGGTAGAAAAACATCTGTTTGGAATTTACTTTTCTCTGTCTTAAGATGAATGATATTATCTTTCACATCTTTCCAACCAATTCGTACGGCATCACCACGACGCAAACCCGTGTAAAGAAGAACATCAATCCAGACACGTTCATGGGTTCCTAGAGCCCATTTTTGATAATATTTCTCAACATCTTCTTCTGTCCAAACAGGAAATCCCTCTTTATTTTTAAGTGGAGGTTTTTTAACGCCTAAAGTTGGATTACTTTCCAAAAGTCCTTGATCAATCGCCCAATTAAAAAGACCATTAAGTGCCTTCAGAAAATTCCTAGCCATTGCTGGTGTTTCTTTACGCCTCTCAACACCGGCTATGATATGTTTTTTCTCGATTGCTTGATATGGAATATTTCCTATTGCATCGCACACCTTTATAAGAATGAGTTGATTTTGTTTCTTTGTAGCTTTAGCAAGGTTATGCCAATTGGAGCTGTTAAAGTATTGTTTAAGTAGCCATGCAAATGACCCTTCAACAAGTTTACCAGTTTTTGATTTAGGAAGTATAAGCCCTTGTAACTCGGCAAGTGCGCTTTTGTAGTTATCAACAAACTCTTGCGTTCCATAGGTGCCGCGTATTCTAATACGTGGTCCATGACCAATACGTACATACCATATAATTTTACCATGGCGTGTGACTTCTTTGACAAGATGAGGGGGGCGTGGTTTAGGCATGGTATTTTACATCTTAGAGAGTGCGGTTTCGTAATATTCATTCTTTGACAAATCTAAAAGTTTGTCTGGGTGGTTAACTGAATTTGGTATTGGGATATCGGATTTAAGATAGATAAGCAGTTCACCGGTAGGTTTGATTTCTACGAGTTCACATCCTTGTTTTTTAGCTTCTCTTAAAGCGCGTGCAATGGCTGATTGCGTTATAGTAGCAGGGCGTGGCGCCATGTTTTTTCTCCTTACATTTAGATGCAATTCACGTGTGGCGTGAATCACGCATTACTTAAAAGTTGTTATGAAAGGGCGGGGGTGCTGGGAGGAGAGAGCACCCCCATATGTAAAAAGTTTGTAAGTTTATTTTTTAGATGTGTTCAATTTCATATTTCCAATCAGGCAATTGAGTAAGAGCTAATGCGAGTTGTCCTCTATGGCACATGCATACATTGGCTTCAAAACAGGTGATTGCAACACGCTTTTTATTTAAAAAAATTTGATATAATTTATTTATTGCACAAGAATTATTCTTGAGAGTTGTATTTTGATAATCTTCAAAAAGGCGGTCATAATCTTTTTGTGTTTTCAAATTTCTTCGTTTTTCAGAAGCAATTCCAAGTTCAGGCATATGCATATATTCAATATCAATGTTGCTTACAGCTTGCTCTAATTGTCTTTTTGAAAATCCGCGTTTTCTACTTATTGGATTTTTACGAACATCACATAAAGTTTTGATATTGTTTTCTATGAGACTCTTAAGATAATTCTCAAGGGACCTACCTTCATAGCCAATGGTAAAAAAACAAAATTCCTCATCTTTAGCAGGCTGTATGATAATATGTTTGATGTTACACACGTTTAATTTCCTTAGTAAATGGGTGGGGGTGCTCGTAGATATGCGTGGAACAAAACACCCCCATAAGGTTAAGCAGCTTTTGTCAAGATTTGCTTCATGTCTTGATCTATTTCTGCTAAAAAGGCTTCAACAGTTTTATTAATCTGTTCAATTTGTTTCTCATCACGGTGAACACGCTTGACTTTCATGCGCAAATTAAATGATGCTCCCGCAAAACGTGAGTCATAGCTTACAAAATCACACCACTTTCGTCCTGTACAAGCCATTTGGAATTGCATTTGTGCGTGATATTCAGGCTTGATTTCGTCACTTATACAAAAGCGCATATGGTTTACTGATCTCGGGCATTTGACTTCGATTAATCCATCTTCTCCAATAAGACCATCAGGGCTAGCCCCCGCCATTTCTATTGTGGGGTGTTGGATAAACCCGCATTTTGTTATATCGGCATCATAAATGAATGCATATTCTTTCAAGGCATCATCCTCATGTTCAACGCCCCAACGCATATCTTCAGTTTCATAATAGGGGCTTATTTCCCTTGTTAAACGTTCTGTTATGAGTTTGATTTTGTAGTCCTCATATTTGCTTGTAGGCAATCCTTTTGTAGTTTTACTGAGTATGTTGTAAATGTTTGATGCGGTGACTTTACCCAAGCGCGCTTGAAACCATTCTGCTGTTCTTTGTTCCATCTCACACCGCCGTTTGTTGTTGTGTTGGTGCCATTTGCTTGTTTTGTTTATCTTTCAAAAGATGCAAAACGGTTTGTGCGCTCTGATCAGAGATATCATCAAGCTTTTCAACGTTTGCATAAGAAAGTATCTTTGCTTCTTCTGTTTGCGTTTGTACTATAAGTCTTCTGATTTCATTGATCTGGCGCGGCAAAGCAGGTTTAGTCGGCATATTTCCATCTGTATCGTCTTCTTTGCTTGCTACATTAAGAAGCATGCCTAACAGGTATCTTCGTGCGTAGGTAAGTGTAGAACCAACGGATTGTATGCTATTTTTAGAGCCTGTACCGTCAATGGGAAATGTTCCTTGTGTTGAGATTTCCTTGCCTGAAGGATGAGACAGTGTCATTTCTATGGTAATGTTTTTTTCTGTTTGATGCTTAATATGAGAAAACAAAGCAAAGTTGTGTTTTGCAAGTGTGTCCTTTACAGCATCAATATACTGATCAAGCGTAGCGTATTTGCTGTTTGTATGGTTATTCTTAGCAGTTTTTTCAATCTTTTGATATTCCGTTTGCATAGCGGAAAGATCAGAGACAAAGCTTTGATAGTTTTGCCGTTCTATTTCTTTTTCTCTTAAAGCAAGAAGACGCTCTAAGCGGTCCATGTCGACGTCATTTTCTAAGGCTCTGTTTAAAATGCGTTCCATAGCAGTTTGTTCGACGGCTAAGTGGTGTGTTTCTTCAACTTCTGTTAGGTTAGTGTTTTGTTCACTCATCTTGATTTCCTCCATTTGCGCACAATTCACCCGTGGCGTGAATCACGCTTGTGTTTAAAAGTTGTTTATGCGGTTAGAAACGGCTTATGTAGCTTGGATAGATTGTTGAATATTCACTTTTGGAGATGATTGAAGTTTCTCCACGAATTTCAAAATTACCAGAAATATCTATATTATCGAAAACATATACTTTATCTTGAATTCTAATATCTCCAGAAATGTGTGCATTTTCACATATAACGGCTTTTCCAAAAACACGAGCATTATCATAAACAAGACCATAAACATGTGCATTGTCATAAATTTGTGCATTGCCGAAGATTTGCGCATTGTATTCAACACCAGCATTACCACAAACCTTGGCACTATCATAAACCTTGGCATTATCTCTAATTATTGATTTTTCGAATATCTGTGCATTACCAAAAACCTTAGCGTTATCACAAACCGCGGCATCATGCCAAACCCAACAGTCACCCTCATGACTTAAGTTGTCTTCTTTTGCTATAAAACCGCCTAGGTCACCTTTTTTAATATTTCTAAAGTCTCGTAATGCACGAATGCGGTGAAGAGTTTTGCCATAAACCTCCGTTGTTTCATCAGTAAGTTCGTATTTTTTCATCTGGTCTTTTCTCCAGTTGAGATGACCTTATCTCCGCCAATCCATTCGTCCGAACATACATCTGCATTACCGTAAATTTTTACATTACCGTAAATGTGCGCATCATCGGAAACTTGTGCATTACCGTAAACTTGTGCCTTATCGTAAACGCGTGCACTACCGTAAACTTGTGCTTCTGCGTAAATTTGTGCATTATCAAAAATTTCAGGTTCACCGCAAATATATGCATCACCGTAAACTTCTGCATGACCGTAAATACGTGGTTCATTGAAAACTTCTGCATGTCCATAAATATGAGAATTACCGTAAACCTCGGCATAACCGTAAACTTGTGCATTTTCGTAAACCTTAGCATCATCATAAACACAAGCATAACCGCCAATCCAGCAATTACCATGATGCGATAGGTTGTCTTCTTTTTCGATATAGCCTCCTAAATCACCTTTTTTTACTTTTCCAAAATCTCTTAATGCACGAATGCGGTGGAGAGTTTTGCCATAAACCTCTGTTGTTTCATCAGTAAGTTCGTATTTTTTCATTTGGTTTTTTCTCCAGTTGAGATGGCGGTATAGCCGCCAACGTGTGCACCAAGACGAACTACCGCATCCCCGTAAACTTTTGCATCACCATACACTTCTGCATTGTCATAAATTCCAGCATCACCGTAAATCCTTGCATTATCGTGCACAAGTACATAACCACCAACCAAAGCATTGTCATAAATCTCTGCATCATCATAAATCGAGGCATTGCCATAAATCCGTGCATTACCATAAACCTTAGCATTATGATAAATCCAACAGGAGTCTTCATGAGATAAATTGCCTTCACGCTCTATATAACCGCCTAGGTCACCTTTCTCGACATCAGAAAAGTCTCTCAGTGCACGAATGCGGTGAAGAGTTTTGCCATCAACTTCGGTTGTTTCATCAGTAAGTTCGTATTTCTTTTCCATGATTTTACTCCTTTAAGTTAGACTCTGCCTTTGTCGTTCTTGCAAAAGAACGGCATTGCATTGTGTGGTCAATTTTTTGAAAAGAACGGCGCGCTTTTAGAAACGCCCTGTATAGTGAGGGTAGTTTGGAATAACGTCCCAAAGGGTTAAACGGTGCTGTTGTTCATAGGTACCAAACATTTCATCTTCATATCGCTGCTGTTCGATTTCTTCTAAAAAAAAACTGTATGCTGCGCTGTGTTCAATAAATTCGTGAGGTATTTTTCCATTTAAACACTGTTCTTCATGTTCTCTAAGGTAGAACTCCGCAATATCTTCAGAGATATCTTCACAACGATGAGTCGTTGGTTCGACGCGCAAGATTTGGACAGCATTCTCGGTTTGGTCGATAAATTTGATAATGTCCTTTTCTTCGTAGAAAGGACCAGATTTTGCAATGTTGTCTATCTCATCATTGCACATCACTAAGAGAATTTCATCAGATTTTATAAACACTGGTTTATTCACAACTGCCTCCATTACCAAAATTTATAAATATCATTTTGTTACAAACGTCTCTTGACAGGCGTTTTTTTTTGAGGTTATGGCATGGTGATAATTGTATTTTATGCACAAGTCAATTAAAATTTTGCATAAAATGCAAAAAATTTTCTTAAAAAATGTAATTAATTTATACTCTATCCACAATTTAGGAGGTGTTATGAGTAATATAGATAAAAAAATAGCTTCTATTTTTTCGTTATTTAATGAAAAAGAACAATCAGTTGTTGCTTATTTTGTTTTTAATTTTTTTAGTAATTCAAGAAAATCAAGTACGGCTTCTTTATCGGCTGGTTCAAGAGAGGCACACATTTTCATGAAATCTAAATCCACTTCTTTATAAAAACTAGGTGGAGGCTCATTAAAAAATTCAGAGATTTTTACTAATTCATCTATGGTTATATCGCGGGTTTTCCCATTTTGATAGGTATTAAGCATGCGATTCACTGCTGACGGGTGTAACTCTAGATGTGAAGCTAATAATGTTTGTGCACCGTGTCCACGTTCTTTAAGCCGCTCTTTAATCCATAGCTTAATTTGGGACTGAATATCTTGTTTCATGATTCATATAATCCTTAAAAATATACTTTTATGCAAAAAATGCTAAAAAGGCACAATTGTGTTGACTTGTGCATAAAATGCAATTATCTATTGCGCTGTTATGGAGATAGATATGCCTTCGAGATTAATCATAAAATATTTAGGTGGTTACAAAACGGTAGCAACCATAGTTAAAAGGGATGTATCATCTGTTTGCAGATGGCGTAATTCGATACCAGCAAAACACCAGCAAAAAATTTTAAATTATGCACGTGACCATGGCATAGATTTGCGTCCTGATGATTTCTTTTATCCTGAACGCTTGCAGAGATTAATGCAAGAGCAACACCCCCCAATTACGAAGATTTTCAAGAGCTGCGGCGTTGATAGCGCGGGTGAGACTTTGCGCTCTTAAGGAGATGATGATGGCTGTAGAAAAGAAATATGAGTTCACACGCCAAGGAGTAACGCTTTATCCTGATAAGAATAATTCACATGGTATTGTAATGCTTCGTCGCATACGGGCACTGAGAGACTTTGGAAACGTTAAAAAAGGTGATTTTGGTGGTTTTATAGAACATGAAGGTAACCTATCACATGAAGGGGATTGTTGGGTAGATGATTCGGATAATTCCTTTAGCCGTGGATATGTTTTTGGCAATGCTAGGATTTTTGGAGATGCACGTGTTGGTGGCAGGGCTCGTGTTTTTGGAAATGCGGAAGTATACGGTTGTGCAGAAGTTTCTAATTTTGCGTATGTTTATGATCATGCAAAGATTTACGGTAATAGCAAGGTTTATCATTCTCGCGTTTACGGTGAAGCACAAATTTATGAGAATGCTTTTGTTAGAGGTCAAGCAGAAGTTTATGGGAATTCTCGCATTTTTGGGAATGCTGAAATTTATACAAAAGCACGTGTGTACGGTCAAGCTAAGGTTTTTGGTAATGCCGAAGTTTTCAATCAATCTAAAGTTTATGACAATGCGTTAGTTCACGGGCATGCCAAGATTAGAGAGAATGCCAAGATTTACGGCAATGCCGATGTTTGTGACTATGAAGATTTTCGCGATAACGACGAAGTTTACATGCGTAAACACGTTTCATATAGCACAAACGAAGCACATAAGGATGATGCTGGTAAGGCGCGTGTTGAACTAATCCCACCGTTGGCACTGATTGAAATCGGTAAAGTTTTAGAGTTTGGGGCAAAGAAGTACGGAGCAAACAATTGGCGTAATGGCATGCACTGGAGCAGGTTTCACGGTGCTGCTTTACGTCATTTATTAGCATGGTTTGGTGGAGAGCATAAGGATGCTGAGAGTGATTTGTCACACTTGGCACATGCGGCTTGTTGCATTCTTTTTTTAATGGAATGCGAAGCACAACAGATTGGTCATGATGACCGCCTTCATAAAAATTAAAGGAGATAAAGATGAGTTTAAATGAAATTTTATGGATAGTGACGTTTTCAGTTTTGCTTTTAGGAGGGGTCATATTTCGTTTTGCCTTGCATTATCGTGACCAAGTTAAAGCACTTAAAGAGCAGGTTAATAATCTTAAGAAAGAAATGAGAGAGAATGAGTTGAGGTATTTAAAGGAAAGCAAGCAGACAATTGATGAATGTGATGCGGATCTTAAAGAACGTGACAAGATAATTGAAGAACTAAAACAAGAGCTTGAAGAACGCGACGAGGAAATGAAACAACTGAAACAAAAGACTGAAGAGCATGAAAAGGCGTTCAGAAATGTAAGTGAAGTTGTAATGACACTTGAAGCAGATGTGCAATCACGTGATGCGGAAATTCAAAGACTAACACAAGAGCTTAAACAGCGTGATGAAGCAGTAAAAGCGCCGTCTCATAAAAATAAGAAGAGTAAGAAGAAGGGTAAGTGAGGTGTGGATAAGATGACAGTTAAAAAGAAGTATGAATCTACTGATGAAACAATCGAAGTTAATGGAGTTACGCTTCACCGTATACGTGCTTTAAGAAATTTTAGAGATGTGTACGCAGGTGACTTAGGTGGCTTTATTGAAAATGAAAGCAATTTAAGTCATGAGGGAGACTGTTGGGTTGGGGACGATGCAAAGGTTTATGGTAGTGCTAGGGTTTACGGTCGAGCCAAGGTTTTTGGTAATGCCAACGTTTATGATAACGCTCATGTTTATGGCAATGCCATTGTTTATTTTGATGCTAAAGTTTTTGATAATGCACATGTATACGGTACAGCAATAATTTGTGGAAATGCCCGTGTGTGTGGTAATGCATGGATTGATACAGGTTATATTAGTGGTTGTGATTTAGTTAATAGTAGTAAAAAGAAATACGAACTTACAGACGATACAGTTGATCTCGGTCCTTTCAAGTTACACCGAATACGAGCATTGAGAAGCTTTGGCAAAGTAAAGAAAGGTGATTTAGGTGGCTGGGTAGAGAGTGAAGAGAACCTCAGTCACGAAGGTAATTGTTGGATTAGTGGTTTGGGGGCTGTTTTTGGTGGCGGCAGATTACGTGGTGATCACCTAGTTCCAAACTTTAATTACATTTCCAATACGACTTATAAATTGTCTATGTTAACACCACAACAATACATGGCATCTCTACCTTGGCACCGTAGAATATGGGAGCGACTCCGTTATTATTGGGAGTGCGGAATATGGCTTTAGCTATTAGAATTATTCATGAAGAGCTTTCTTTTAAATAGTTTATCAAACCACGTTTTGTTTTGCTGGTTTGTCCACCGGAAAAAACCAAGACAAAACTTGGTTTCAAGCGCTGCTTCTGGATCATTACATGAGGTGTGTTCAACTACGATGGTTATAGGTTTTCTTAAACATGGTTTTTGTGGGTGTATGGTAAACCAAAGAGTCAATTTACTTTTGGCTTTTATACTAAAAAGATCAAAAAATCCCAAATGGTTAGGATCTAATTTTGGGTCTATTAAATCAATATACTTATCGCTTTTTAAAGCGATTTTCTTTGCATTTTTACGTTTTTTAGAATCTGAGATACCTTCGGTAGGATCTGGGTAGAGTGCTTCAGTAAATATAAATGGGTGTTTTTTAGGTATTTTGATGTGATTTATTTTGATTATTTGGTTTGTAGGATTGTAAATGGCTAATTCCAATTCAACTTCAAGGTCACTAGGATGCTCTGGAGACAGATGTTCATAAACTGTACGTACAGTACAGTTTTGCAACTTTTGTCCTAAACATTTTTCTTTTTGTTCTTTGTAGCTTTTATACAAAACAAAAAGTAGAGAGAACGTACTAATGATTAAAGAAATACATTCATATGTTGTTGGTGTATCTTCCATATTTTTCTCAGCCCGCTTTTGGAAAAAGACAATCCTATAAAACACATTTTGTATGGAGAGGCGCGGTGAATAACACGATTCTTTGTTTTGATCTAGGTACGAAGACGGGGTGGGCGATACGTGGTGCAAGTGGTGACATATTCAGTGGTACCGTGAATTTTCAACCAAGTCGTTTTGAAAGCGGTGGGATGCGTTACTTGCGCTTTAAGAGATGGCTATCAGAAATAAAGCAGACAGCAGATGGAATTGATGCGGTGTATTTTGAAGAGGTGCACCGGCATATTGGTACAGATGCTGCGCATGTGTACGGTGGTTTATTAGGTCACTTAACGGCTTGGTGTGAACAGCATCAGATACCGTATGAGGGTATACCGGTTTGTACGATTAAGAAAGTGACGACAGGCAAGGGGAATGCGTCGAAAGAAGAGATGATTAAGGCGGTGCGTGCAAAAGGGCACAATCCAAAAGATGACAACGAAGCAGATGCTTTAGCAATTTTATATTTAGTTAAAGAAAGGGAATTGGGGTATGTCCAGTAAATTACCGTGGACGAGACTTAATACAGACCAGTGGCTATTTAAACTCTCTGATTTACCGCCTATGGAAGTCAATGTTTATGTGAAGTTGCGGATAAGAATGTTACACACGCGTGAACCTCTTTTGAATGATTCACGAATATTATCTCATTTTACTTGTTGTTCAGTAAAAAGATTTCAAAAGGCATTAGAGTATTTATTTAGATCTGGACACATCATTTGTTTAGAAGATGGTCGTTTGTGGAGTTCAGATGTTGAGGAAGAACTCAATAACTCAAACGAAAATTTAAATAAATTTTCAGAGAGAGCACAGAAGGCAGCGCAAGCAAAATGGGCAAAACATCATAAAGCAAAAACAATTAGTGATGATCAAGATGCTAAGCATGATGCTAAAGCAATGCTTAAGGATGCTAAGCATGATGCTAACGGTATGCTTAAGAATGCTAAGCATAATGCTAAGCATGACGCTAGCAATGCACAAGCAATGCTTAATTATGCCATTAACAATAACAATAACATATATAATAAAAAAACTAATACTATCGTATTAGCAAAAAAAGAAATTGGTTCTGAAAATTTAGAAACAATCGATTTGGTTCAAGAGCCAACGGAGGTTCATGATCTCGAGAGCCAATCAGATCAAATCGCAACCTCATCAGAAAACCAACCTCCCATTCACGAGCAAGAGAGCGTTCCAGAAAAAGCAAAGCGGGTTAGAAATGACTGGGGCTGTCGTATCCCTGATGATTTCGAACCCGATTACGCTTTTGCCATTGCAGAGGGGTTGCCTCCAGAGCGTGTGAAAGTCGAAATCGCAAAGTTTCGAGATTTTTGGAAAGCTAAAGCAGGTAAGGATGCACGCAAAACGGATTGGAAAGCAACGTGGAGAAACTGGGTGCGAAAGGCTATCGAGGATTTAGAGAAAGGAAAAAATTATGGAAAACAAACCAATTCCCAAACAGGACAACAGCGCGGGTGGAATTATCGAGTTGCACAGCACATGTCCGATATCAAAAATTCAGATAGTGTTTACAAATTTTTATTCGAGGATGGAGAAAGAACCACCATTCCTTTGGAAAATGGGTCAAAAGCCCTCGATTGTAGAAGTGGAGAGAGTTACTTCATTAGTCAATGATGCGTTGAAAAAGCTTGAAAAAAAAGCGAGCGAAGAGGAAATCCAAACGACGTATCTTGTCCTTTCAAGTGGTCTCAAAAGCCAATTGGGATCAGACGCAAAATCAACAGCGCTTGCGTATCTTTACGCTCTTGAAGGTGTGAGCAGCTGGGTATTGCAAACAGCAACAAAGAACGTTTTGAAAGGCAAAGCAGAGGGATTAAATCCAACATTTATGCCCTCAACAGCAGATTTTTATCGTTATTGCGAAAAGCTTGAAAGCGATATTCGCTTTCGTGCAAATCGCCTTCTAAAGAACCTTGAAAAGCCTGAAAAAGGAACAAATCAAAAGGCACCGATGCCATCAGAACGCATTGAAAAGCTTCAAAAAGAACTTGAAGAGATTTTAAAGGGCATTGAAGGATAAACAGCAAAGTAGTGAAATTTGCTGAACGTTTTGAGAATAGATATGCGTTTAAATTGACAGAAAGACACCGTACAGAGCGATTTAAAGATTTTATGATAAAAACTACATTGAAATTAAAAACGCTTCTGTACGGTCCATTTTGAGGCAAATAGACACATTGGTAAAATTATGGACTAAAAGCATGAGGATTTTAAAACATTTGTTCTTAAAAAACCGTAAACAGCCAATGCAAAAAAAGTTTATCGCAACAGCTGTTGGCTATGTCCCATGGGGGGACGGAGCGGCAGAGTATTTTTACAACCTCTACGAATATCCTGATGGCACAAGAGAGTGTGAAAAGTTTGATGGCGGACAGTATTATACCACACCAGAAAATGCGGATTTTAGTACCAAAGCGCAAGTGAAAGCGTGGGTTTATGGAGGTAATGTTCCGAAAAGCGTTCTCAATTACGAACCTCTCATAGATGAGATCAATAAAGAGATCAAAAAATTATCGAAAACCACAGGAAATAAATATGTTTACAGATAAACAACTAAGAGCCTTGTTTGGCATTATAACTTTTATATTTTTATGTTTTTTAGGAATTAAAAAAAATCTTGACTTTATTCAGAGTATTTTGACATTCGCATCTGTTTCTTTGGTAATAGTCACAACGGTTTTTGCAATTTTATGCAATTCCAATATCCCTTTTGAGTTGCAAAACAACCCAAAATACAAATGCGGAAATACAACAGGTTGGAAGATATTAACACGTGATTTACAACAGTATATGCATAGACTTTTAAAGCTAATAAGTTTAGCGCTTGTCGTTTTAATTTTCCCAAGTAGTTATAAAGAAACTGTTTCTTTGTCTGTCGTTTCTAATTACGTGGAATACAAGCTTTCTTTTCCATTAGATACTGTACTTTGGTACTCAGATATTGCTCTTTGGTATTCTTTTTTAGTTTGTGTATTGTTTCTTATGTTACATACACGCAGTTTAATAAATATATCTATTTACACACTACAGTGCTCAGTTAAAAAGCCATAGTAAAATTTCCTATTTTATACTTTTTTACAAAGACTTCATTCTTATGACCTTATAGACAGCAAGCTAGAAAAAGCGCTTAATATTCAATTAGGTAAGCATCAAAATGAAAAAATATGAAAAAATAAAAAATACGTATTGACATTAAAAGAAGGTTCGTTTAGAAGGACGTCAAGTGTGTAGAAACACTTACGAATAGCGGATAGGTTACGAAACAGCCTCTCCCATGCCTTTAAGAAACTGACTTTCTTTTATGCTATTATTGGCATATAACGATTTTGTCGGGCGTAGTATGTTATACAATACCCTTTTTAGGGGAAAGCATACAGCGGACTATTCGCCGTGTTTCTAGCGCCCGACGCCCTTATAGGGTGTCAATAGAAACCTTTTTTACGAATAGGATTACTAGCATGAATGCTACAGTAAAAAATCAAAAAACATCTCCAAAATATGAACTTACTAATGAAAACTGCGTTGTTAACGGTGTGACTTTACACCGCATTAGAGCTATTAGAGATTTTGCTGATGTAAAAGCTGGGGACCTCGGGGGCTTTATTGAAAATGAAAGCAACCTTTCTCATGATGGCAATTGCTGGGTGTATGATGATGCTATGGTTATTCAAGCAAGCGTTTCCGAAAATGCCAAAATACGCAATAAAGCCTGCGTTGTGAATTGGGCTAGGGTTTATGGTAATGCCGTGATTAGTGATAAGGCATGGGTTTTGAATGATAAGGCACATGTTTATGACAATGCAGTCATTAATGGCAATGCAAAAATTGGAGGCTATGTTTTTGGCAATGCTGTTGTGAGTGATAATGCCGTTATTACAGAGGGGGCTCTTATTTACGATAATGCCCGTGTTTATGAAAATGCGTATGTGAGTGGGCTTGTGTTTAATGATGCCCATGTCTATGGGAAATCACGCCTTGCTGCGTGGTCAAAAGCTTATGGAAATGCTCATGTTTTTGATAACGCTATAGTTTATGATGGTAGCAATATTTATGACAATGCCAAGGTTTCTGGCTCGGCGCGTGTTGGTCCCTGTGCAAAAATTCACGATAATGCTCATGTGAGTGGCAAGGCACAAATTTGCCAATTTACAACGATTTATGGCAATGCTGTGCTTAAAGAAAATAAGAAATTTTCTGAAGATGTCTGTGGTGATGATAAAGCAGCGTAAATAAAATAACGGCGCGGGGGGCTGCTTTATAGCAAAAAAACCGCATCAAAATGAATTGATACGGCTTTTATGATCAAAAAAATAGCGATCTAAATAAACGATTAAAATGATCAATCGAAATTAAAAGAACATCTCTTTATTGCACAAAACGTATCAAAATGCAAGCTGTTAAATAAAGTAAAAATGGGATTCATTCTTTAGATTCAGTGTGTTATAATAAATTTCGTTTGTAATTACACACCATAATGTGTTATACCACCATCAGTTGTGAGTTCATTTTGTTCTAAGTACTATTTTCCATTAAAGGACAGAAAGCAAATGCTTAATAAAGTGATCTTAATTGGTCATTTAGGTACCAATCCAGAAAGAAAAACTATGACCTCTGGTGGTGAGGTGGTTAATTTTCGAATGGCAACTACTGAGAGCTATACAGACAAGGCAACCAATAAGAAAGTAGACAAAACAGAATGGCATTCCATTGTGGTGTTTAATCCACACCTTGCAAAAATAGCTCTCCAGTATCTCAATAAGGGCAGCAAAGTTTATATCGAGGGGCGACTACAAACTCGTAAATGGCAAGATAAAAACGGTGTTGAACGGTATGTAACAGAAGTCATATTGCCTCAGTACAAAGGCGAGTTAAAGCTTTTAGATGGCAAAAATAATGATAATCAAGAGCAGTCATCCCCTTATGACAGAAGCTTTCAGAGACCTCTTGATATGCCTACAAACGCTTTAAATGATGAGATTCCTTTTTGAGGTGGTGTGAAAATGAGTGATGTAAAATTAGAGGCAGGACGTAAATCTTATCATGCTATTACAGAGCAACAGAGACAGATATTAGAGAGTCATGATGTATGTAGGCGCGATTTTAATCTTATTATAGGTATCATATTGGGGGTGGCGTCATCTATCTTTATTATGACACCACTTAGTGGTGGAGATTGGAAAAACTGGACAGCCATAATTGTAGCTTTCATTTTATTCATATGGCTATGTGTTTTGAATGAAAAAGTGCGTTCAGTGTCAGATAAAATTTGGCAAGATATTAAACAGGAATCTGGGGACATAAGTGAAAAAAAACAAAAAGAGGGGACGCCCTAAAATAGCAGGGCAGGTAAGAGAGCCAAATGGTCGTATAACACGTGCAAAAGCACCGCGTGAAGCCGTTGATAAATTGGCAATAGAAATACGTGCAAAGCGCTTCGGTTTAACGCTACAGGAGGCAAAAAATCCACTTTCTGGTACTTACATAGGGCGGCTTTGTTTGCAAGGCGTACTTACACAAGAGCAATATGACGCCTCGCAACAGTATTTACAGATAAGAAACGACTATTTGTGTGCAAAAGGCTTGCCAAGTGCTGTTTATGATGAAATGCCCTCATCAGCAGATGATAAGGCAAGAGATAAGTGGGTAGAATTTGCAACAGAACAGTTTTCTAATATGCAAGAGGCACTAAAAGAAGCCCAGTGTCTTTATAGACAGTACAATCTTTATGCAGCGCTACAGTACCTCGTTATAGAAGATCAAATGCTACCACATCTTGTGAATTCACTGCGGGTTGCTCTTGATGCGCTTCAAAAGCATTTTGATCGTAAATGACAATCTCTATTACGGTTTCATTATATAGTATATCCATTCTATGGTGTTGCAACGTTTCTTTAGTAATTCAATCGTTTCATAATAACCGTTTCTCACATTATATACTAGATCAGTAATTTGTTCTTCTAAGTCAAATTCAGGGTCCTTCGTAGTTTTAAGAAATTCTTTCGCATAATAAATCATTGGATTTTTGCTGTTATTTGATTCGTTATATGCCCACATAAAATACATTGGCTTCCAAAGATATTTCCTGCGTAAATGATCTATCACATTGGGTAGAGCCATGGGTAGATCCATATGTGACATCAATATATTATAATCACCCCGCAATAAATTCACATAGCGTCCGCAATAAATAACCCATAGATGACGTTTCAATATAAGATCAGTTTCGGTGTATCCATGTCTGTGTGCATATTCTTTTGCTTCGAGTATCTTTTCAGAATGCGTAGAGCCAATATATGATTCACTCGCGTATTTGTTGTAAAGTTTATTATACTTCTCTTTAGTATCTACACTTGTAAACATACGCGTCAATTTGTCTATAAATCCAAATGACGCTGATGCAGGTAGCGCTGATATAGAAAAGAAAGCTATAAATGTTATGATGCGTGTTATGGATAATGATTTCATCGTTTTGAATCCCTAATTATTATAAGCGCTGTTTAACCGATTCCTTTTGAATGTATCAATATGTGTTATTTTTATGTTGACAAAGTGTAGCAAATCGTATTTAATGACATTGCTGTACTTGGTCGTATTGTATCTAGACGAGAGGCAGTGCAGTTTGAAATCCCCGCAAATGCGGGGTTTTTTATTATCTGGAGGGCGTATTTTATGACATCACAAAATACAGAACAGGCTCCACAACCCATTAAAAAGCGTATACCCCCAAAGGCAGGTCAAGGGCGGGTTAAAGGCGTTCCCAATAAAATGACGCGCATTTTAAAAGAAGCAGTGGTTAAGGCTGCTGAGAATGCTGGGAATAAAATTGGCAATGATGGTTTGATTTCCTATTTGGAAAAGCAGGCTATGGAATGTCCAGCGGCTTATTTAGCGTTGCTTGGTAAGGTGTTGCCTTTACAGGTAACAGGTGAAGATGGGGGAGCCGTTAAGGTGATAACGCGTGTAGAAATCGCGCCTTTGGTCAATGACGACACGACAGATTAATATTGTTCCAAAGCTTATACCGATTTTTACAGGTAAGGCTTTGGTACGAGCGGCTTGGGGAGGGAGAGGTTCTGGGAAGACAAGATCATTTGCCTTGATGGCTGCTTTAAAAGGCTATCAATTTGGCATGGGAGGAATATCAGGCACTATTCTTTGTGCACGGCAGTTTCAGAATTCTCTAGCAGAAAGTTCATTGGAGGAGATTAAACGCGCCATTGAAGCGCATGACTTTTTAAAGGACTATTACAAGGTTGGGGAGTCCTCGATTAAGTCGAGAGATGGTCGTATAGCCTTTCAGTTTTCTGGTCTTGACCGCAATATTGCAAGTATCAAGTCTATGGGGCGTATTTTGCTTTGTTGGGTTGATGAGGCAGAGCCCGTTACAGAGACAGCTTGGCAAACGCTTATACCGACGTTGCGTGAAGAGGGAGAGGGATGGCACGCAGAGTTATGGGTCACATGGAACCCATTGCGAGAAAATGCCCCCGTTGAGAAGCGGTTTCGCTTTTCAGACAATAAGGCAATTAAGCGTGTTGAGATCAATTGGTCAGACAATCCGAAGTTTCCAAAGATCTTGAATGAAGCGCGTCTTGATGACCTTAGAAACCGCCCTGAGACCTATAAGCATATTTGGGAGGGGGCTTATCTTACAGCGGTTCAAGGCGCTTACTATCAAAAGGAAATGTTGGCAGCCGAGCAAGAGGGGCGGATAGGGCGTGTTGCTCGTGATCCTTTAATGCAGATACGCGCCTTTTGGGATATTGGGGGAACAGGAGCCAAGGCAGATGCAACAGCGATATGGATAGCACAGTTTGTGGGGCGAGAAATCAGGGTGCTTAATTATTACGAAGCACAGGGACAACCGTTATCAGAACATGTAGGCTGGTTGCGTCAAAATGGCTATGAGAAGGCGTTGATGGTTCTCCCCCATGATGGTGCGACCAGAGACCGTGTGCACAATGTGAGTTTTGAAAGCGCTCTTAAACAGGCAGGCTTTCAAACAAAAGTTATCCCTAATCAGGGAGCAGGGGCTGTTAAGATACGTATAGAAACAGTCCGCCGTGTTTTGCCTTCTGTTTGGTTTAATGAGAAGACGACGGTAGCAGGACGCAAGGCACTGAACTGGTATCACGAGAAATGGGATGAGAAGCGTAATATTGGCTTGGGAGCAGAGCATGATTGGTCCAGTCATGGGGCAGATGCCTTTGGATTGATGTGCATTTCATACAAACCACCAAAAGAAATACAAAAGCGACCAGCTTATAGCGGCAGAACGGAATATGAGAGTACCTCATGGATGGCAGAATGATGCATGATGATGAACATTTAGAGAAAGACAGCAAAGTCTCTGATCTTTCTCATGAAGGTTTGTTTCGCAAGCTTGTCAGTTGGTACAAAGAAGATGTGGAGCATGTGAACAAATGGCGTGAACATGCACGGGAGGATTTTGGTTTTTACAATGGTGATCAATGGAATGAAGAAGATTTATCGGCGTTAAAAAAGCAACGCCGCCCCGTTATGACCTTTAATCGTATTGCCCCATTGGTCAATGCTGTTGTGGGGTCAGAGCGCAATAACAAGCGCGAAGTGCAGTTTATTCCACGTCAAGTAGGTAAGGCATTGCCAAGTGAATTGCTTACCGGTGCAGCGGAATGGTTTAGAGATACAGCGCATGCAGAATACGCTGATAGTGATGCGTTTCAGGATGCTGTCATTTGTGGCATGGGCTGGACTGATACCCGCCTTGATTATGAAAACAGCCTCGATGGTGAACCGGTAATTACCCGTTTAGACCCGTTAAAGATGGTTTGGGATAGTGCAGCGGTGCAACCGAACTTAACCGATGCACAACGTTTGTGGTATGTGGACCGCAAGCCTTTGGAAGTAGCCAAGCAGATGTTTCCCAAAGCCCATTGGAGTGAACTGAGTGCGGATTGGGCAATGGATGGGAGCTCTCATGGAGGTATTCACCACAATGATCTTGATTATTACAGTGATGAGGGGAGCATTGATGTTGAAAATGGTCGTCGGATGGTCACGCTTGTTGAATGCCGTTGGTTTGAAAGCGAGAGGTATTACAAAGCGCCCGATTTAAGCACTGGAGAACTTCGTGATTATAGCGAGGAAGAATTTAAGCAGCTACAGTGCATGATGCCGGATATCCAAGGGGCGGCTTTTAATAAAAAGGTTATTAAGCGCGCTTTTTTAGGCAGGAAGGTTTTGCTATGCCCCGATCAACCCATGGTTCCAGCTGGTCAATTGGGTTGGGAGTGTATAACGGGATATTTTGACAAGATAGAACGGCAATTTTATGGGGTTGTACGTCCGACAAAAGACCCGCAACGGTGGGCGAATAAATATTTTAGTCAAGTTATGTATATCCTCAATAGCCAATCCAAAGGGGGGCTTATTGTCGAGGAAGGGGCGTTTAAGGACATCGGGCAGGCTATGCAAGATTGGGCACGGGCTGATGCGTTGCTGGTTGCTGAAGATGGCGCTCTTGCACAAGGAAAGATCCAACCCAAACCCGTAGCAGAATTTCCAACGGGGTTTTTCCAGCTGTTTAATGAAGCTAAGGAAGCAATTAATCAGGTGACGGGTTTATCGCCAGAATTCATTGGCACAAGAGAAGTGACACAAGCGGGTATTTTGGAGGCACAACGACGCCAATCCAGTTTAAATCTGCTTGCTTGTCTGTTTGATGATTTACGTTTGTATCGCAAAAGGCAAGGTAAGATTATTTTGCACTTGATACAGAATTACTTGTCCGATGGGCGTTTGGTACGGATATCTGGTGAAGAGAATGCGCAATATATTCCATTGACGCGTGAAGGAGTAACGAGTGTCGAGTATGATATTGTGGTTGATGATGCGCCAACCAGCCCGAATGAGAAAGAGCGCACCTTCGGTATCATCACACAGCTTTTACCGTTACTCCAAAATGCTATTACGCCGGATATTATGCTTGATCTACTTCGTTATTCACCATTACCAGCGTCGTTACTCAATCGTGTCAGTGAGAAGTTCCAACAGCAACAAATGGTACAACAACAGCAGATGGACCCTGAGCAGGAAATAAAGTTGCAGGAAAAACAACAAGATTTAGAGACGAAAGCACAGATGCATCAGATGGATTTGCAACAAAAGCAGATTGATCTGTTTGTGCATCAAGAGAGAGCAAAAACAGAAGCGGAACTGATGCAACAACGCTATGAGATTGAACGGCAGAAGCTTCTCAATGATCAGGCACACAATCAGATCATGCGAGAGCGAATAGCATTACACAGAGGTATGCATAGTTGAGAGAGGTGAAAGAATGAATGCAGAAATGAATGAAGCTATGAATAAAGATTATAGAGTTGGGGCACCGGTCTTGGATGATGAGAGCTCTTTTGATGGCGGCGGTGACAGTGAAACCGTTACCAGTGATGATGTAAGTTCTCAAGAGCCGGTCTCACAGCCTGTTCATGAGGTTTCGGAGATATCTACGGTAGAGGAGCAGCGTGCAGAAGAACAAGCCTGCCAAGCGCGTGAAGCCCTTATGAAGTTTTATGACCAGAAATCTCAGGAATCTTATGTTGACGGTGATGACACACCGCTTGACTTGGAGAAAGACCCAAAAGGTTATATTCTGCGGATGGACAAGAAGCTTCAAGAACAAGGTGCGTTTATTAAAGCACAACAGGAAGCACAAAGGCAGGCTTTTGAACAACAACAGCACGATGCGCATTTGAACCAGTTTTTAGAAAATTCTGTTACAGCGGTTAAAAAGAAGTACAGTGATTTTGATGCAGCGGCGGATTATCTTTATGAGACGCGTGCTAAGCAGTTAGCAGCTTGGTCAACGGTTTATCCTGAGTATGCGCAAAAGAGTACGATAGATGCGATTATAGGCAATGAATTACGTACGATTGTAGCTACATGTGCACAAAAGGGTATTAATCCAGCAGACGAGCTTTATGGGATAGCAAAAAATCTTGGTTATCAAAACCAAGTGGAACAAGCCAATAATCAGGTAGCAGAGCTTCAAAGTCGTCAGAATTCTGCGCGGACTTTGACGGCATCTGGTGGAGGGGTGAGTGTTGGACCAACCACTTTAGCAAGCATTGATAGGATGTCAGAAGAAGAATTTGACGCTTGGATATCCATTCCGAGAAATAAAGAAATATTCCGGCAATTACATGGTGCAGGTAACGGGTATTAAGTGCGCTTTTTTATAGAAACTAGCCTGTTTTATGCAGGTTGATAGTCCGGCTTTTAAGCCGGTTTTTTTTTACAGCAAAGAAAGGTTAAATCAATGGCATTAACAACAGTTAGAGCAGATGATCCTCATGCGATAAGCACGTGGTCAAAATTATTAAATACAGAAGTTTCAAAGGCGATACCTATTGCCCCTCTTATAGGCAGGGGGTCGAACAGTATTATTCAACTTAAAACTGAAACACAGAAGGGCAGAGGAGATTGTGTTACATTTAGCTTGCGTGCACAGCTTTTGGGACGGGGTGTCACCTCAGGACAGACGCTTGAAGGGAATGAAGAGGCATTACAATTCCTTCATGACAGATTGTATATTGACGAGCTTTCGCATGCAGTTCGTGTAGAAAATGAAGGTAGTATAGCGCAGCAACGTACAACATTTGATTTGCGTGACGAAGCAAAAGATGGCTTGGTTGATTGGTATGCAGATCGCCTAAGCTTGATGTTTTTCATTCAAGCTTGTGGATATACAGCAAGGACAATCTCTTTTGAAGATCGGATGATAGATATCGAGAATGTGCATTATGGATTTAATGAACCTCTGGCACCAAGCAGTAAGCGAATTATCCGTCCAGATAGTAAAACCAAGGATGAAGAGCTAAGTGAAGCCCCAAAACACAGCTTTAGTTTGAAGCTTATTGACGAAGCTGTAAAAATGGCCAAACTTGCTAATCCCAAAATTCGACCAGTGCGTGTGAATGGGGAGAGTGTTTATGTTCTTTATTTGCATCCAACACAAGTGATGCAATTGCGTACCAATACAGAAACGGGTCAGTGGCTTGATATTCAGAAAGCTGCTTACACAGGCTCTCGTGCGAAAAACCCAATCTTTGATGGTTCTTTAGGCATGTATAATGGTGTGATTTTACGTGAATCTGAACATGTCACCCATGGGGTTAAATCCACCGATCATACAGCGAAAAAAAGTGTGCGTCGCGCTGTTTTGCTTGGTGCACAGAGTATCGTTATGGCTTTTGGGAATAATCGCAATGTCAATCGCTATAAATTGGTGGAAGAGCATTTCGACTATCAACGTTACTATGGTTTGTCTGCGAAAACACTGATTGGCATGAAGAAAACCCGTTTCAAATTTCCAAATAGCTCTCAAGCAGCCCAAGATTTTGGAACGATTGTCATTCCCACTTACAGTGGTGAACCTGATAATTAATCATATGGAGGAAACAAGACATGGCAGATCAATTACCACCTCCATTACAGGGAAGAACTCTTCATACCCAACAGGTGAGTTTCTTACGTTTGAATATCTCGCATAAAGATAAACATCTTACGGAGAAAATAGGAATTTTGCCTCGAGGTGCTTTGATCACTTCGATGAAGGCTTTTGTCAAGACCGCGTTTTCTGAGGCAAAATTAAAGATAGGTAGCACCTATGGCGGCAATGAGTTTGGTGAAAAGGATATCAAAACCCAAGGCACACAGGACTTTACGCCAACAGATCAAAAGTTTTTTGTTGCAGCTGATAAGGAAGTTACCCTTTATGCAACACGGGATAAAACAACTGCGGCTGGTGAGTGTGTTGTGGTTGTGCAATTCGTGACTAATCGTTGAGGGGATAAGATATGGCAGATTATTTACCACAGCCCTTGCAAGGGAGAAATCTTCATACCCAGCAGGTAAGCTTTTTGCGGCTTAATTTTAGCCATGAAGTTAAAGAGCAAGTGATGAAAATAGGCACTTTACCTTGTGGAGCCCTGATTACCTCGATTAAGGTTTTTGTCAAAACGGTTTTTACAGATGCCAAGTTACAGATTGGCAGCACTGCTGGAGGAAAAGAGTTTGGTGAACCTGATATTAAACAACAAGGTGTTCAAACGGTCACGATAAACAATCAAAAAGAGTTTGTACCTTCTGATAAAGAGGTCACTCTCTATGCGAAAGTAACGAAATCGGTTCAATCCGGTGAAGCAACGGTGGTTGTTGAGTTTGTGACTAATCACTGAAATTGGGGGAGATATGTATTAACTCCCTCTCAGTTTATGAAGTAGAAGACTGTACAGAGAGTTGCAAATTAAGGGCAGATAAGACAGCGACTAAAGTAGAAAGTTTAGGGTCACCTGTTTTGCTTAAAGAGCGGTATAATCCACTGCGTTCGCGATTGGTTTCTTTTGCTAAGGCACTCATATTTTGAGCTCGCGCAACTATACCAAGGGCATCCGCTATATGAGCAGCATCACCTGTTTTGAAGGCTTCATTGAGAAATATTTGTTGTTCCTCAGTGGTTTCAAGATATTCTTCTGGTTTAAATGGTGTAGTTTTCATCACTGTACTCCTCTTTTAACTTTAACGCTTGTTCAATATCTCTTTTCTGCGTTGATTTATCTCCACCGCATAACAAAAGGATAAAATCAGAGCCTCTTTGGGTAAAATAAATTCTGTAACCAGCCCCATAGTGGATACGTAATTCACCAATGCCATTAAAAAACTTCGCATCACCTAAAAGACCTTGTCTTAACCGTACAACACGTTGAAGAATAATAGCTTTAACGCTTTTATCTTTAAGTTTCTTAAGCCAAGTATCAAATTCTATCGTTTTATGAATGGTTACCATCAGTGCACTATACTACACAAAATATATAATATCAATAGTAATAATTTTTACTGAAAGGTATTTTGATGACACGTCATTATATTCGGGTTAAGACCGGAGGACCAATACCTGTAAAGCGAGATGTTTATCGTCATAAGAGAACACTTTCGCACCTTGTGTCGGTCATTCAAGATGAGATTGATGACATAGCGGATGAGTATGTTCATCAAATCCAAGAAAGTATTTTTGCAGCCATTCGTTTTTGTGAACGGGAGACCTTTTACTTTAACGAAAGCCGTTATGTGGTGTTTGAGACACGGGCGGGACAAGGTGTTTATGATGCAAGCACTACCAGCCATATCGAAAGTGCTGTTAAAATCAAAAACGTTTATCTGAGTTCTGATCAACATCACAAGCTTGCATTGGAGTGTAAGGACCATGTTTCTTTAGAGCCTTTGTTATCATCAGAGCAGCAAGGAACGCCGGTTTGTTACAGTTATTTTGATAGGCAATTACATCTTTATCCCACACCGGATAGAGCCTATCAGATTCAACTCATTCTCTCACCTATGCGTTTATCAGAGATAGAGAGTGTCGATGAGGAGCATCCATGGTTTGTCCATGCCTTTGATCTGATCAAAGCGCGTGCAAAGTATGAATTGTATAAGAATATCTTGAAAGAACCAGATTCTGCCGCGGCGGCTTACAATGACTTTAACGAACAGTTGCGAGAATTGCGTGCAGAGACGTCTCAACGTCATAACGTGACCAGAATAATTCCAACGGATTTCTAAGATGGTTTATTTTCCCATTGCTGATTACAGACCAGATGTTGCGGTTGTTAACAGCAACTTTACTGATAGGCTTGTGAATGTTTTACCGGCGGATGGTTTTTACATGCCCATGCCCAGTGCTACGGTAATTTCTGCTCCTTTGGGAGAGAAGCCATTGGGCATGATAGCGTTTAGGACAGGCAATAGTGTTAAGATAATCGTTGGAGGAGCGCAGAAGCTCTATAGTTATGATAGTCAAACGCGTGGTTGGCAAGACATTAGCCAAAGTGGTGTGACATATCAGGCGAATGAGGAAAACAAATGGTCGTTTGCGTTATTTGGTGAAAGCATTATTGCGGTGAACAGAAACGACAAACCACAGCTTTTCAAGGTTCGCAGTTCTCAACAGTTTGAAGATTTAGCAGGTAATCCGCCCAAAGCAGGTTTGGTAAAAGTTTGGGGTGATTTCGTTTGCCTGATGCAGCTAACAGATCATCCCAATCGTATCCATTGGTCAGGCTTGAATGATGCAAGCCATTGGACGGTTGGTGGTAAAGATTGTTATTATCATGACTTTCATGATGGTGAACATGTGCAGGGTGCGACAGAATCGAGCAATCCACTTGTTTTTCTACGTTCTGCTGTTTATGCCGGTTCTTTTACCTTAGGGTCTAAGGTTCCGTTTATTTTTCAAAAGATCCAAGACAAGCGTGGGGCAAGAAGTTCTGGAGCTATTGCTTGTCGTGGTAGTGATGCCTTTTTTGCCGGTGATGGTGGTTTTTATCAGATGAGCACTGATGGTCAACTTTTACCGATAGGTTTTGAAAAGGTTGACCGAACGGTATTCTCGACGTTTGATAAGCTTGCCCTTGATGAGATGCAAGGGGTGATAGACCCTGTTTATAATCGCGTTTATTGGTCTTTGAAGAGTGGCAATAGCAAACAAACCACCTTTGTTTATGATTGGGGTTTGCAGAAATGGTCGACCCTTCAAGGAGAACTTTTTACGTTCTTTCCAGTATTCACGGCAGGCTATACATTGGAACAATTAGATGAGATTTCCACAAGTCTTGAGAGCTTACCGGCTTCTCTTGACAGTTCTATTTGGCAAAGTGGAGCACCTATGCTTGGTGCTTTTGATAAGAAAAACAGACTTGTTGTGTTTACAGGAGCGCCGATGGAGGCGATTGTTGTTTCGCAAGAGATGGGTGCGCCTGATGGGAGTTTTAGTTTTTTCACCAAGATGTTTGCAGAGGTTGATACGCAAGAAGGACTTTTAAGCATAGGAGAGCGGAGAGTTTGTAGTAATAACACACCGATTACATGGCACAAGGAGAGGATATGTTCCTTTGTGACGGGTGTTTATCATGTTCGTTCACGCAATCGCTATCACCGCTTTAAATTGCGGATTCCTGAAGGTGTTACGTGGAAACACATCACGGGCTTTAATGTGGATTTACGGTCACTAGGCAGAGGCTAATGGCAAAGATAGTTCTCACGACTTCTTGGGATAAGGAGCGCATAGCTCCTTATCTTGAAGAGATAGTTGCAGCTTTTCGTCGTTATAGTGAACGTTTCAAGCACGAACTTACTTTGCAAGAACTCCTTGAAGAGATTTGCAATGGCAAGAAGCAGTTATGGTTGGTGCTTGATGACGATGATGCGTTTTTAGCAGCGGTTACGACCCAACTTCAATATACGGCATTAGGAAAGAAGCGTGCGCTTGTTTGTGGTTGTAGCGGTAAGGGCGGGTTAGAGCTTGTTGATCACCTAAGCGTTATAGAGGATTGGGCATATGAGAATGGTGCTTTTGAGATGGAGATCTTGGGACGTTTAGGGTGGAAACCGGCACTGAAGAAGCAAGGTTATGGAATAGATATGGTATATTATAGAAAGGGATTAGAAGATGGGGGAAAAACGCCCAACTGAAACCAAACAACATCAGGTACAAACCACAGCACCTCCTTCTTGGGTGGATAACCTCTTTAGACAGGGAGGTGCACATGCATTTGGTCTTTATAACTCAGGGGCAGGTGGTAATGTTTACGGTGGACCGCGTGTAGCACCGTTAAGTGCTCCAACCACCCAAGCGATTGGAGGTATTGGGAGTGTACCATTGCACTATCAAAACCGTTCTCTGTTGAATTTAATCAACAATCCAACGGCATCTGCGAACAATCTTGGGCGTATAGCTTCTGGTGGTATGATGGGAAGGAATTCGTATTTTGGTCAGGCGCTTCAAGATGGATTGGATGATGTAGAAAATAGAATTAACAGATATTTCTCAGGTATAGGTCGCTATGGAACTCCTGATCATAAAGATGAATTGCGGAAGGGGAGTGGCTCTGTATATGCGCGTGCTATGGCTGATCAATATAATCAAGATTTGCAGCACATGATGCAAGCCAATGCGATGATTGATCAAACCAATCAGAACCAATTGGGAGCGGCGAATAATTTCTTACATGGATACAGTAATGCCTATACCAATGCCATGCAAGGGGGAGGTGTGCTTGATGCTTACAACCAAAGACTTGTTGATGCCAATCGTGAACGTTGGCTGGAGCAAGACAATAGCGGTTGGAATAGACTGAACATGTTGATGAATGCCGCGCATGGCTTTGCAGGCAATTACGGCTCAACGACGAATAATAATACAGCCTCTATGATGCAAGGCAACGACCCTTGGAAGAATTTTGCGACAGTAGCAGGTCTTGCGACAAGTTTTATGGGTGTTCCTGATATTTCTAAGCCTTTTGGCGCATTTTTAGGCAAAAAATTTGGTGTATAGGAAAGAAAGAAATGGAAAAAAGTTCTTGGTTCGATAACATTTCGCGTTTTTTTATTCCTCCTGATCAAGGTGAACATCCTTTAGTTAGAATGTCTAGAATAGGAGCAGATGGTTTAATACAACATAGTGCACATCTTCCACCTACAGTACAACGTGCTAGAAGAACATGGTCTACAGTTCAAGAAGAAAGAGAACGCCAAAAGCGTGAAGAGATCTATGGTCGTAAGCTCTTAGGGATGGTTATTCCGAAAATTGGTGAGAGACCGATTGATAAAATGAATCTGTTACAGCAATTGATACAGCAGCATCAAGGTCCTGTTGTTCCTAGTGCAATTTCTATTGATAAATCATTTGATACGGGTTCTCTTTCTTCTCTTAACGTAGGTTCTATTATTCCTGATGGAATCTATCATGAGAAGAAAGAGCCCTATATGGTTCCTGAAGCGCAAATACCACTTGGTGTAGGTGATCATCCATCACTCCCTAATGCACAGGAGATTAAACAACTTACGCCTATAGTAGAGGCAGCTTCAACACCACAGCCACAACCTTCTCCAGCAGATACTCGAACTGGTTTTGAAAAGTTTGTCCAGTCTGATTTTTATAAAAAGCTTCAAGATCTTTTTGCAGGTATGTCGGCAGCACCGTCAGGCGGTTCTGGGTGGGATGCGCTTGCAAGTGGTGTTAAGCAACTTAATGCAGGCGATAAACAAAGAGGGCAGATTAACCAAACTGTCGAGTATCTAAAGTCCAAAGGCTATAGTGAAGAAGAAGCGCGGTTCATGGCTGGGAATAAAGATGCGTTGAATGCTTTTCTATTACAAAAAGTGAATGGCGGTTATGACACTAAATCTAAAGAAGAATTGGACCGCCTACGAGAAACGATAGAGCTTAAAAATAGAGAAACTATCAGTAATAATACACTCCATGACATTGAACGTTTTATGAACTATATAGAAGAAAATGGTGAATGGGCTACAGGTAATGCGGCTAGTATACAAGCTCAGTTGGGTGTTCCTCAACACCGTGATATGAGTTCACTGCTTGATTCCATTAAAAATCGTATAGGTATTGATCGTTTAGAAACGATGAGACAGTATTCGCGTAATGGCGCCTCAGGTTTTGGAAATCTCACAGAAAGAGAGCTTGATATCTTAAAGAGCTATTTAGGAGAGATAAAGTACAACTTGGGTCATAAAGAGCTCTTGTTTAGATTGAAAAAAATCCATGAAATTTTGGGTAAGATGAAATCAGACGTATTGTCTTTGCTAGAAAACGGTCACGTTGCATTAACGAAAGAGAATGTTGATAAGGTTACCTCACAGCCGCATTTTAATGCTCCACAGCAAGGACATAGTGCAAATGCGCCTGTAGTAAAAAGTGCAGAAGAAATTGAAGCCTTACCGAAAGGGGCAGATTTTATTGTTATTGATGCCGATGGTAAAAGAATGACTATAAGAAAATAGGTTATGTTTCATGTCTGAACTTAAGAATTATGATAAGTCACTTCTTCCTGAATGGGCTAGAAAGTATAAGGTTATTGGTATTGCTGAAGATGTTCAAAAGGAAACAGATTATCCTGAACTTAAGGATTATGATAAATCACGTCTCCCTGAGTGGGCTAGGAAATATAAAGTGATTGGTATTGCTGAGGATATTCCTAATACTCAAGAAACATCTAATGATTTTTCATTTGATGATAAAGATCTTACGTGGTTGGATGCGGTTATGAGACATAGCGCATCTGGTGCAACGGCAGGTTATTTTGACGAAATGAAAGCAGTACGTGAAGCAGGTGTGAGGGATTATTGGAGCGGCGATAAAAAGGCAGAAGAGGTTTATAACAGAAGAGTAGCCAAAGAACGCGCTTACCAAAAAGCCTTGGAAGAGAAACATCCATGGTTATCTTCTGGTGCTTATATTGCTGGTTCGATTTTACCAACATTAGCATCATTTGGTATTCCAGCATTAAATTTTTTGCGAGCAGGCTCGACTTTAGGAAGTTTGGGCAGGGGAGCTCTTGTTGGGGCAGGCTCTGGAGCTTTACATGGTTCTGGTGCAGGAGAAGGTTACAATGATACGGTAAATTCGGCATTAGCTGGTGGTGCTGGTGGAGCAATTTTGACACCAGCTGCTAGTTTAGCAGGTGCGGGGGTTTCTAAGTTAGGTGGTTTACTTGTAAATGCTTTAAAATCGCCTCCACTTGTAAGGAATTATTTTAATCCCGCTCATAAAGAGGTTTCCAATAAGGCTTTGCGAGAAGTTGCCAAGCAACTTTACGATAATAAACCCCAAAAAATTACCGAACGTCTTAGCTCAGAACCTCAGGAAGTATTTTTGACAGATATTAATGAAAAACTACGACAGACTTTGTGGAATGCGTCTAAAACAAATGAAGATGTTTATCATCTCTTGAAACAAGCGCATGAGAAAAGATTAGGCGGTTCTGTTCAACGTCTTGATGATATGATGGAGCAGACAATTGTTCCATACCAGCATAGGGATACTTTAAGCAGGACGCTTAAAGAGCAAGGGGAAGAAGCACATGGTTCTCTCTATGCACAAGCCTATCGTACTCCAATAGAAAAAAGATATTATCCAGCTCTTAATAGGCTTTTTAAACAAGAAGGATTTCAAGACGCTCTTAAGCACGCTGTCAAAAAGTTAGAAAGAGACCCCCGCACAGCAATACCTCAACGATTCTATGCAAAAGAGTTTAGCCATATCAATTATAAACCTACAATGGAGTTACTAGATCGAAGCAAGAAATCCCTTGATGTTTTAATCAGAATGAATCGAAAGCTTGGTGATGAAGAAGGGGCTTCTACATATCAAATTTTGAAGAACAATTTGGTAAAAATAACGGATAAAATTTCTCCTACTTATAAAGCAGCACGGGGTAGCGCAGCAAAATACAAAGGCTTTGCAGATAGCTTTGAAAAAGGTAGACAAGCTCTTGGAACAAAGCTTGAAAAGAGTTTTGAAAGGGATGCAGTTCAGGAAAATCTTTCTAAAGGGAACTGGACAAAACAAAATAATACCTATCAGATGGGTATGAGAGATGCATTAGATGATTTACTCAGAAAAAATGATGACCCTATTAATGAATTTTCTAAACTTTTAAAACAAAATCTTGCATCTGAGAATCTTAAAAGGATGATAGGACCGGAACGGTTTTCTACTTTTAAAAAGGCAGTAGATCAGGAGCAATTCTATTCTGATGCAGCAAAAGAGGGTTTTAGCAAATTTGAAGGCATTCCTAAGATTTCTCTTTTTGATGGAGTTCGTGTACCACATAGTATTCCTGATATACCAGCTCAAGGCTTAAAATTAGCACGAAACATATTTTTTCATCCAAATGCACCAGAGGCGGTACGAGCAAGACAAGAGCTAGAGCGCGGAATAGCGAAGTTAGCAACTTTTGGCGTTAAAGGAATGGAGCGCAATGAAATTGCCAAATTGATTCAAAGTGCTTTGAACTGGCATAAAGCCGGTGTGATAACTGATGAAGGCTTGAAGATTGTTTCTAGGGCTATAGCAAAAGGGTTAGGTCCTAGTGCTTCAATAGAGTATGCGAAATGACCCGTTATAGTCCTTCTGTCAATCAAGCGATACGGCAAACGGCAGCGCGTTATGGTTTGCCTGAGAGCTATTTATACCGTGTTGCGCAAGTGGAAAGTGGAGGCAATCCGAATGCGCGCAATCCGCGTTCTTCTGCTGGTGGTTTGTATCAATTTATCGATAGCACAGCAAAACAATATGGTTTGCAAGACCGTTTTGACCCCATGCAAGCGGCAGATGCCATGGGGCGGTTGACACTTGATAATCGCAATCATTTAAGCCGTCTGTTGGGGAGAGCGCCTAGTGAAGCAGAATTGTATTTAGCGCATCAACAAGGTGCAGGAGGAGCCGCCCGTCTTTTGCAAAACCCTCATGCCAATGCAGCGCAAATTGTTGGCAGCAATGCGGTAGGTTTGAATGGTGGGAATAATACCATGCGAGCCGGTGATTTTGTGCACCGTGTGTTGCAGGTGTACGGTGGGCAGCCTTATAGAGCAAGTCCTACAGCGCATGGTGGCATTAGAAATAGAGACAACTTGCTCGAGGTTTTAAGGGCATTATTAGCATCACAAGAAGAGGCATCAGAAGAAGCTGATGAGAGATCTGATGATAATCCTTTGATGAGGCAATTCATGCGTGCGTTTTACGGACCGTTTTATAAGATTTAGGATTCACAAGAGATGTCAACGATTTATGATTGGTCGCTTAGGGCGTCGGAGAACACGCGCGCCGATGATTTGGTTGATTGGTCAGAGGGGCAGCATCCTAGCAGTGTGAACAATAGCGCTCGTTTTATGATGCAAAGGATAAGAGAATATTTGTCAGATACGGGAGGCGTACTTGAAGGTAGTGTTACGGTTGATAGCGCACAACAAACGAGTGTGATAAGACTTCAAAGCCAATCGCAATTTTTAGAGTATAAGAATGGTATCGTTTTGCGCTTTATGGCTATGGGTAAGAATGTTGGCGCAACCACGATTGTCTTAAATACTTTAGATGGCAAGCCGGTTTATAAAGCAACGGAATTAGGGGTTGGTCCTTTATCAGGGGGCGAAATCCAACAGGGGTGCATTTATAGCTTGGTTTATAATGAAGATCATTGGCATCTCGTTAATCCGACCTCTATCCCTTTAGAAGTAGAAAGCATTCTTTATCCCACGGGTTTTATAGGAACGTTTGGAATGCGCGGGATTCCAAAGGATTGGCTACCTTGTGATGGGAAGGCTTATTTACGTCGTGATTATCGTGATTTATTTGAGACGATAGGCACGGTTTGGGGAGAGGGGGATGGCGTTACAACGTTTAATGTTCCAGATTTTCGAGGGATGTTTTTACGGGGTGTTGATGGAGGGCGCAATATTGATGAGGGGCGTTCTTTTGCAAGTGTGCAAACAGATTTAATCGAGTCGCACCAACATCAAGGACAGAGCCTTTCGATGTCTCATTTTACCAGCAACGAAAACTTTTGGGATGGGAATACGACGGATGTGTTGGGCTATCGTCTAGGCTTGTTTGGGGGGAGCTCTCTAGCGAATTTTATGGGCATAGAGCGTGAGAATTTAGGAGGCTACATTGTAAGTTCTCATACTCTTGATGAGAGCCAAGAGGTTGTTTTGGAGAGCACTGGTGAGGGCGAGACGCGTCCAGTAAATGTGAGTGTTCTGTTTGCGATTAAGACATGAGGTTTAAGATGTCAACGATTTATGATTGGTCTTTAAATGCCTCCTTGAATGCCTATTGTGATGATTTGATTGATTGGTCAAAAGGACAACGTCCTAGTAGCGTGAATAACAGCGCCCGTGTGATGATGCAGCGTGTGCGTGAATATTTATCCGATACGAGTGGTGTGATTGAAAGCACTTTTACGGTTGATGCTGAACAACAGACGACGTTGATAAGACTTCAAAGTAAATCGCAATTTTTAGAGTATAAGAATGGGATATCAATATATTTTAAAGCAAAGGGTAAGAATATTGGGGAAACCGCAATTGCCTTGAATGATTTGGCGGCTAAACCTGTTTACAAGGCGACGGAATTAGGCATCCGTGCATTATCGGGAGGTGAACTTCAAAGGGGGTGCATTTATAGCTTGGTTTATAGGGATCATGCTTGGCAAGTTTTAAATCCTACGCCTCTCTCTTTATCACAAGAGCCGGTTATTCCCGTTTATCCTACAGGGACGATAGGGATTTTTGGGATGCAAGTTTTGCCAGATGGCTGGTTACCCTGTGATGGGAAGGCTTATTTGCGCAGTGATTATCCTGCTCTTTATGATGCGATAGGGATCAGATGGGGTGGAGCTGATAGTTGGACGAAGTTTAATGTTCCCGATTTGCGTGGTGTTTTTTTACGAGGTGTTGATGATGATCGCGAGATAGACCGCTTTCGTTATCTTGGCACTTTACAAAATGACGCTATGAGAAAGCATGACCATGGTGGTCAGACATTTTCTATTTTGAATAGTGAAGGGGATTCGGAAAGCTGGTATGGGGATATCACTATCCTATGGGGTTACGAGCTTAATAAACAGCAAAGATTGAAACTTGCCGAACGTTTGGGTGTGAGGGCAGAAGATATACGCGTGCACCATAAGCTAGCCTTTCCCCATTCCCACCTTCACATGCGTGATGTTGCTTTGGCAAGTTCAGGTGCAAGTGAGACGCGTCCGATTAATATGAGTGTTGTGTTTGGAATCAAGACGTGAGGTTCATATGTCGACGATTTATGATTGGTCTTTAACGGCATCTGAAAATGGTGGTGCTGATGCTTTGATTAATTGGTCAGAGGGACAGCATCCTAACACGGTCAATAATAGCGCCCGTGTGATGATGCAAAGGATAAGTGAGTATTTATCGGATACGGGCGGCGTGCTTGAAGGGATTGTGACGGTTGATAATAACCAAAAGACGAGCGTGATAAGGCTTCTAAGCCAATCGGCATTTTTAGAGTATAAGAATGGCATATCGGTTTGTTTTAAAGCGAAGGGCAAGAATGTTGGGGCGACAACAATTGCTTTAAATAATTTAGCCGGTAAGCCCGTTTATAAGGCGACAGAAACCGGTTTATTAGCCTTACTGGGAGGAGAGATACAAGATGGCTGTCTTTATACCGTTATTTACGATGAAGATATAACCGGTTGGCAAGTTCTCAACCCGACAAGTGGCAAAGTTTCTTCCTTAAAACGCTTACCCTCCGGTCTGATAGGACCGTTTGCAATGGAGCGCTTGCCGGATGGTTGGTTGCCATGTGATGGGCGTGCTTATTCACGGTATGTTTATTGGGATTTATTTTGTGTCATAGGAACGACGTGGGGAGAAGGGGATGGCGTTGAGACGTTTAATGTTCCCGATTTTCGGGGGCTATTTTTACGGGGACTTGATAATGAACGCAATTTAGACCCTTGGCGTTCTTTTGCAAGTCAGCAAGGCTGTTCTTTAAAAGCGCATGAACATTTTATAGGTCCAGCGTCATCAGAAGGTCTTTCTTCTCGAAAAAAACGGGATGTTTCTTCTTCTGAAGCTCACTTGCAAAGGCGAAAGAGATTTGTAGACGAAGAGTGTGTAGGTTTGAGTGGGGATGCCTTGGAAAGGTGTAATCAAGAATTTGACCGAATAGTGGGCATTTCAGAGGTTCCATTTTGGTTTACAGAAAAAGACAAGCCGCCTCGCTTACCTTGGTTTATCAGGAGCCCCTTTGCTAATTTTTTATATTATTCAACGCCTATAACAGAAGGTCTGAATGACAGAGAGCATCATGAACATCACCTTATGGCAGAGAGGGTTGGTGGTGTTGAAACGCGCCCCGTTAATGTGAGTGTAATTTATGGGATCAAGACATGAGGAGTTGAAATGTCATTAAAACCGTTTGCGATATCAGAGATTAGCGACCCGTCTCAAGTACGGGTCGTTTTGTATTCGGGAGACCGTTTTGTGCATGCGCCGCTTCATGGGATTTTAGATTTGTTGAAGGCGTCTTTGAAGGCAGAGCTTTCTGGTTCATTTGAGGCTTTAGAAAGGCAATTAGAAAGGTTGAGGGATGATGTTGATGAATTGAAAGAGTGTTCATTTGATGAATTGCTCTGAACTGATGTGAGGATGAAAGAAATGTGGATACCAAATCACACACATGAATATTTACTACCTGTAGCAACAAAAGAAGAAATGCTAGAGGGGACTTCACAGGATGTTGTCGTTGTCCCAAAATTGTTAGGAACAGCGTCTCTTTATGCTTATGAAGCTTTTGCAACAGCAGAACAAGTTGTGCGTGCAAGACAAGAAGCAGAAAAAGCCATGGCGCGTGCGAATGGCGCGCAACAAACAGCAGATCAAGCGAAAACTATAGCAGACAATGTCAAGGAATTATCGGATGCAGCGACGACGACGATAGCGCAAGCAGCAGGCACAGCAGCGAGTGCAGTTACTGTAGCTTCTGAAGCCAAGACGACAGCTGAGACAGCTTTAGAGCAGGCAAAAACAGCATTAACAGCCTCCAATGCCGCCAAGACGACAGCAGAGGAATCGAAAGTTTCCTCAGAAGATGCCAAGAGGAAATCAGAAGCGGCAGAGAGTTTAGCGCAAGAAGCCAAGCGTATAGCGGAGAATGTTAAAGGTGCAGCCGATAGAGTGACGACAGCAGTCACGGATAGCACAAAAATAGTTACGCAAGTTGAAAGTACAGTAGCGACAGCTTTGACAGAGGCAAGAGAAGCGAAGGCAACGGCAGAGAGTGCCAAAACACTATCCGAACACTCTCAGAGTGCTGTTGATGATGCCAAGCGGGTGATGGGTGAAGTGAAGAGTGTTGCAGAAACAGCGCAACAGACAGCCAATGCTGCGAAGTCACTAGCAGATGAAATAAAGGGAATTGCTGAAGCATCCAAGAGAGCGTCAGAAACAGCGACAGCGAACAGTGGGCAAGCACTCACCACAGCAAAAGAAGCCACAAGCACAGCGGATGCAGCGTCTTCGGCAGCCAGTGATGCAAAAGAAACGGCGTCTAGAGCCCTATCGACAGTCAATAATCTTAAGCAATCGGTTGATCATGTCAAGAATACAGCTGAAGAAGCCAAAAGAATAGCAGAAGGAGCACAACAGAAGGCTTTAACAGTAGAAGCCATTGCTACACAAGCCAAGACTATGGCGCAAGAAGCAAAACAGGGGTTAGAGATAGCAACAGCGCAACAAGGTGCTACTGAAGCACTGTCTAAAGCCGCTGAAGCGAAGAAAATAGCAGATCAGGCAGCAACGTTAGCCAATGAAAGTAAAACGACAGCTGTTGAAGCAAAAGGTTTAGTGGAGGAAGTAAAACAATCGGTAGCGACAGCGACAAAAACAGCCGAAGATGCAAAAAATACAGCAAGGAAAGCGACTGTAGATATTATTTCTATCAAGGCAAAGGCTTTGATAGCAGAGAGCGTAGCTCACGAAGCCAAAGCAGCATCAGAAAGCGCTGTTAGGGGGATGAATACAGCGAAGACCACAGCAGAAGAAGCCAAGAGTACAGCAGATACAGCAACAGCGACGGCACGTCAGGCGCAACAAGATGCAACAGCAGCTACAAAAGCAGCTTCTGAAGCGAAAGCTGCGGTTGAACAGGCATTGGGTGTTGATAGGCAAGCGGTTCATGCTGTTGGTGAGACGGTCAAGAATATAGCCGACGAGGCAAAGGGTAAAGCGGAAGCAGCAGAGAGATTAGCACAAGAGGCAAAGAAGTCTGCTGAAGGGACACGGCAAAAGGCAGAAAGGTTAGAGACAGTAGCGGATGAAGCCAAGAAAACAGCGAAAGAAGCTAAAGATGCAGCAAGTTTTGCAAGACATGATGCAGAGCAAGCTCGGACAAAAGCACAAAGTGCGGAGAATATAGCCTATCAAGCTTCGAATAAAGCTGGTGATGCCAAGCAAGTAGCAGATGGCGCAAAGGTTAAAGCAAGTTTAGCAGAAATGGCGGGAGAAGAAGCCAAGAAAACAGCAAGCAAAGCGGAGTCACGAGCGTATGAAGCGAAGGATGAAGTCGGCAAAGCGAAAGAAGTAGCCAATAATGCGAAGCTTATAGCAGAATCTGCGCAACGTACAGCAGATGAGTCGAAAAAAACAGCAGGAAGCGCACGAACAGAAGCGAGCGAAGCGAAGGATGCGGTTCAAGCCATAAAAAATACAGCCTCCTCTGCGAAACATGATGCGGGACAGGCTCGGACAATAGCAGAAAGAGCAGAGAGAATAGCTTCTGAGGCAAGGAGTAAGGTTATAGATATCAATCAAGTGGTTGAGAATTTTAAAGCTCCCGTAAGCCTAGCACGGATGGGAGCGGATGAAGCCAAGAAAACAGCAGGAAAGGCAGAAAACATAGCTTATGGAGCGTCAAATAAAGCTTATGAAGCTAAGCAAGCCGCGGATGGAGCAGGGGTTAAAGCAAGCTTGGCTGAAAGGGCAGCAGAAGAAGCTAAGAAAATAGCGGGAATAGCACGAACAGAAGCGAGTGAAGCCAAACAAATGGCTCTTCAAGCAAAGAACGGTTTGGCTCCTGTCACACAAACAGCAAATGAGGCAAAAAGGACAGCAGAGGAAGCAAAAAAAGCGGCGAGTGCACAACAGAGCGGTAGCACTTCTAGTTTGCATAATTTACTTAAATCTTTAAACTTGAGTGTGATCTCAGTTACCACGCCGTTTCTTGTTGCGACAGGGAAAAAACAATTAACGTTGAAAAAAGGAACACATATTTCTTTAGCGCTAGCAAATGATATTTTGATTGCAAGTTACACGCAAGATAAAAATATCACAATTTCTCAATCTCTTACAGCGGGCAAGGATTATTATATCTATTTGGTGTCTACAGATGCCAATCAGACGAGATTTATAATATCGAACAACAGTACCTATCCAGCGGGATATACCGCGATGAATTCGCGAAAGATAGGAGGCTTTCATACGCTTTGTGCGGATGTTGGAACGATTGCTGATCATCCTTTGTCTGGCTATCAGGCAGGGGATATTTTGCCCAATTCTGTTTGGTGTTTGAACCACCGTCCGCATAGTTCGCCTGAAGGGATGGTTTACGACCCCTCACAGGATATTTGGGTGGATATTTATCTCCAGTCAGGCACTGGTGAAAATACGCGCTCGGCATATGGTGTTCCTATTACGACGAACCGTCTACAGACAAATCACGTATCAGATATGTTGCGTGTTAAGAAGGCTTTGCTAAATAATACAGAATTTACTTCTGCGATGTATGGAAGCAATGAAGGTGGTGGGATTCAAGGCAAAAAGGCACCTTCTCCTAAACATTCAGGAGGTCATAAGACCACGGAGAATAGACGAATGATCTCGCATATAGGGTGTGAAGATGGTTGCGGTTATGTTTGGCAATTTGTAAGAGATGTTTGTTTTATGCAAACAGTAACTGGAACCTCACCAAATGTAAAATTTAAACAAGATATGTATGCATTGCTAGGTGGTGGAGACTGGTCAGATAGTAGGAATATCAATTCGCATCTGCGTGCAGTCATTATACGTAATGCCATTTATGAAGCAGCTAGCGCCCGTGGATGTAGCCGTGCGCGTCGTTTTGTTTAGAGGAGGAGGAGATGAGAGAGTATCCAGAGCATTTGAATACAAAGCAAGATTATCTGAACATGTTTGAATTTGACAAGGCTGAGACGGTAAAACGGCTAGAGCAGCTATTGGAAACGCGTTTTTACTGGGTTGCGATAAAGGAACTTGGTGAAGGGGAAGAAGGCATTGAAGATGAGAGGCATAAGATTGATATGGTAACAGAAATGCCGATTGGTTTAGAGGGAGTTTTTTTAGAAAAGCGCATACAATATGAATTACAGGAAAGCGAATATGCGCCGATCTTTGCTCTTGGCTTTAGTGTTGAAGAGGTGGAGCAATTGATCAAAGAAAATAGGGAATAAAATCGTTATAAGCATAAACAACAATATCTTTTGGAGTGCCTCACCTTGTGTGGGGCTTTTTTTATGGAGAAGCAGATGAGAAGAATATCATCAGAAGGACTTACACTTATCAAACAATGGGAAGGTTTACGGTTGAATGCCTATCAAGATATAGCATGCGTGTGGACCATTGGTTATGGACACACGAGCAAAGCTGGTAAACCGCTTGTCAAAAAAGGGATGTGTATTACACGACAGCAAGCAGAAGAAATTCTTTGTGAGGATTTAAAGCAATTTGAGACAGCCGTTGAGAAAGCTGTAACAGTTTCGCTAACGGATGAACAGTTCGCGGCATTAGTATCGTTTTGCTATAATGTAGGGATTAAAGCCTTTTGTCACTCGACGTTGTTGAAAAAACTGAATAAGGGAGATTATGAGGCTGTTCCAACAGAATTACAGAAATGGAATAAGGTAGGTGGAAAACCTCTTCAAGGGCTTGCAAACCGTAGAGCAGCGGAAGCAGGGTTATGGGCGAAAGGAAGTTATGTTTCTTCTAATTATCAAAGAGTAGAAACGAAAGCAGCAACAGGACTTCTCAAAATAGAAGCGCTTGCACCAATTATAGGCTCTTGTTCAGGTCTTGGAGGTTTGTTGGCGGGCAATGGTCCTATCCAATGGGCATTAGCAGGAATAATGGTTTTAGCGGCATGTACAGGCATAGTGTTTGTAGCCAAGCGATTTAGGGAGCAACGCTTGTGATTTTTTGGTTTAAGAAATATTTTCTCATGTTTACAGCGGCTTTAGCCGTTTTTTTTATGGCTTTAGCGAAAGCCTTTCACCTTGGCAAGAAAAGCGAACGGCATAAGCAAACAGAGAATGCGTTAAAGACAGCTATGACACGGCTTGAGGTTGAAAATGAAGTTAATCAGAAAAGTGATGTTGATGTGCGTACTGAACTTTCTTGTTGGGTGCGCGGCAAATAGGTCTGTTTCTTGTGGTGGCTGGTTGCCAATTTATCTGGATAATCAGGATGTTGCGGTCATCAGTTCTAACCTTGCAAGAGATATTTTAAAGCATAACAAGCAGGGAGCACATTTATGTGGTTGGAAAGATGGTCAAGAAACGAAGCAGCAAAGATAAAGATCTTACAGAAACAGAACAACAGCTGCTTCACGAGATGATAGAGACCTATCAAGGCTTAAAGATGATGTCACGCGTCATGAAATGGTTAGCATTCATTGTCTTTATGTTTATTATTGATTTCGCCCGCATTATGGACGCACTAGACAATATCTTCTCACATCTCAAAAAGTGGATAATCAAAAGTTAGTGCACTAAAAATCTTTTCTTTAAAATATGATGACACAAGAATTTACACAAACACTGTTTGCGTGGATGGGTGGTAAACACTATCTGCGTAAGAAAATTATACCGATTTTAAATAATATTAACCATGAAACCTATGTTGAACCATTTTTAGGTTCAGGTGTTATTTTCCTGAACAAACGACCAGCGAAATATTCAATCATTAATGATTTGAATGGAGAGATCACGAACCTGTTTCAATGTGTTCAAAATAACTTTGATGAATTAGCCAAACGGCTGGAGTGGTTAGTTTGTTCGAGACAGTTGTTTTTTGAATTTGCTTCTATTGAAGCAGAGAGCCTCTCCAAGGTTGAAAGAGCCGCACGTTTTTTGTTTCTCCAACGTTGTGTCATGTATGGGAAAAAAGAGTATGTCTCTTTTGGTTTTGGAAGAAAAAAAACTACGACTTTTAATCCCGATAAGCTTTTAGCAAGGATGCGGCGTGTAAGGCAAAAGCTTCTTGATACGACAATCTTAAATTTATCATGGGAACGGGTTGTCGAGCTTTTTGATGCACCAGACAGTTTATTTTACCTAGACCCGCCTTATCTTGTGAAGAAGAAGTGTTACAGCTCTGGGAATTTTGTTGAAGATGATTTTGTAAAGATGGCAAGCATTCTTAAAGATCTCCAAGGCAAATTTGTCTTGAGTCTGAATGATTGTGATGCGGTTCGAGAGATCTTTAGGGATTTTGACTTTTTAGAATTAGAGACCATTTGGACAGCAGGTACGGCAAAAAAAACGCCCCGAAAAGAACTCTTGATTCGCAATAATTGA